CACCTTCAACCGATACTATCCAAAAATAACCTGTTTCTGTAGTTCCTGAAATGTCGGGAGTATTAGTACTTGCATCCCAATTGCCTTGCGGTATTAAAGAACCCGCTAAGGCTAGTATTTCAGCTTTTAGTATCTTTCCTTGCTCTGCTGATAAAGGAACGCTTACACCCCCAGCAGTTACGTTGTTTACAATACTTGCAATATCTATTTTTAAATCTATATTGTTTTGTAAAGTTGTATCCGCAGATTGTCTATTGCCTTCTTCGTCTTGTATTTTATCAAATAAATAATTTTCTACAGTATCTAACTGCGTTACATTAACCGCATCATTAGAAGATAAGCCATTAGAAACCTCAAAGATCTCGTTAGCGTCTCCGTTTAAATTAGCTTTATTGGAATCACTTGGAATAGAGGTTAGATTCGAGCCGTCTCCCGAAAAACTATTCGCTATTACGTCACCTTCTTTATTTACTGTGAAAGTATCGGTTATATCATTTTGACCAACGTAATTGAATCCCTCTTGGCTTGTGTTTACACCACTTGCTACAATTGCGTTACCTCCTTTTAGATTAGCAACATAAATACCTTCGCCTGAATCGTGGTTTAATAGATTAACACCTTTTCCACCTAGCTTGTTTGTAATAAACACACCAGAGCCAATTGTTTTATTATCTACAAAAACACCAAATCCATTAACTTGGTTAATAACATTAATAAGGGGTGTTTCTTCTGTGTTTTCATAATACTGAACACCATTGCTAAAATGATTATCACCTACTAACTTAGCTAATGGAGCATTAAGCTGTTCAACTGTGTTTTTTGTTGCGATACCATTTGCATCTGCTTTTACAATAAAATCAGATGAATTTACGGAAGATGTTGGTAGTTCGTTTATCTTAATTGTAGCCATTTTATTTGCTTGTTTTACTTAGATACGTTATCAATCGCTCTATGTTAGTTTCTTTTGGTTTGTATGTCGCTTTCATTATAATACCCAATTTGAAGAGTTAGCGTCTTTGTCAGGTCTTACATCACTGTTTACATTGTTATTGTATTCAGGGAATTTATTAGAGTTAAAACAGATATAATCTACAAATCTTCGTGTGTAATATTCCGATGTATCACGTTCTTTTTGTACTAAAAATTCAATCTCGCTTTTACTTACGCTTTCCGAGTTCTCAGAGCTATGTTTAGAAACACCACCATTCTTTATTTGATACGCTGCAAACGGTAAATACTCAACCATTGCGAAATGTATCAACATAGGTTGTATGTAATCGTTCACTAAAGACAAATAATCGCCCGTTAAAGTACCAGCTACAATTTCTGTACTAATTTTGTCATATAATTTAGAACCTAAATAGTTCGTGATATGTATTTCTTGAGCTATTTTAATAAATTGTATAAACTTATCAGTGTCAACATTACCATCTATAATGGTATTTTTGACTAAATCTGTTCTACTTATAAATAATGCAGTAGCCATAGTTATCTTTTTTTATTTACAAATCCATTATTAGGCATATCGGTTGGTAACATTGCTACCTCTTTATCGTTTTTAACGGGTTTTATTCCCGCTTTACGTGCTTTATTTACACTAATAACCGCTTTAGGGTTTCCAACGTCAGGCTTTCCGCCTACTCTTTTCGCTAAATAAGTCTTACGCATCCAAAAATGGTGGCAATCTCCTCCGCCTTTGTACTTAAATATGTCGTAATTATCTGCACCATCTAAACCCCAACCAGCGTTAACGCTATTAGTAGACATTCTATCTATGTCCTCTTTGCGGTATATCTTCTTTGATGCTACCATTTTCTTACAAAACTCTCTGCTATCTGTAGAGGCTTTTAACGGTGCGTATTGGTAACGAACTTTATACTGTAGTCCGAAAGTAGGTTCGACACCATCTTGTGAACTCTTAGCGTTTGGTCTTGCAGTTCCCGTTGTAGCGAAGTTCTTAATCTTAGACATTAGACTTTGCTTAGGTTTGTTTAAACCTTTTATCTGCTCATCTAGTTCGTCTTCATCTTCATAGTCTACTTTTCTTTCGTCTATTAACTCCCATTCGGTTAAATCTTCATCTTCACCTAACTCATCTAACTTAGACAAAGCAACACTCATTTTAACACCCGTTTCTTCTTCTCTAGTTTCTTCGTCTTGTACGTTCTCTAAATCCATAAACTGCAACGGTTGTAACGTCTTAAAGTATAGGTTTAAGCTAATCCCGTTAAACGCTAGTATCTTATCGAACGCATCCGTTAGCATCTCTTGAAATGGCACTATGACCGTGTTGTGCATTAATATACTAGCTGTCTTTAATTCGTCTGCATTGTTACCAAATCCCGAACCGTCTTTAATTCCTAACAACATAGGAGATACAACCCTATGAGCAACCATTATTTTCTTTTGCGATTCATCACTTAGAAATTGATACTGGTTATGTGCGTCTGACAATTGAACAGGTGTGATGTCTGCTTGTGCTTCTTTAGAGTCGTTAAAAGCTAGTATAAATTTACCCGCATTACTAGACCCTGAAAACTTTTGTTGTATCTTATTCTCAATTAGTTTTTGTGCTTCTTCTTCGGGTACACCGTTATTGAAATTAATCAGCATTGACGGTGCTAAACCGTTCATAATGTTGTTTAAATGGTAGTTGCTTATCTCTTCTTCAAGTTCAGCATATTGCAAACCTCCTTGATAATCAGGAGTACTATAGTAGTACATTCCCGATTTGTAAGGCTTTATGTATAATATTTCAATTGGTGCGGGTATATCTGTCAAACCGAACGCGGGTATTCTTAAAGGTTTTTCGCTTGGCTTCATATTAGCCCAATCAGGATGATAGTAATACGCTTGTATCTCTTTATCATCTTCTCCACACTTTTCTGCTCTTAAAGTTTCAATAGGAAAATGCTCAACCTTTTGAATAGTCTTTTTATCTTTAGAGTAAATAATTTGCATCGCACATTGTCCCGCTAGTTTTAAATCAGAGGCTAAGCGTCTATTATCTTCTTTGTGAAAAAGAGATATCATACGAGCGTATGCATCTGACTTACGAGCCGAATCGGTAGCGTCTAAGCCACGACCATAAATCATTTGACTTATTCCATTGATTACCGCATTGTTTGTAGCAGAACCGTTGTAACGGTCTATTAAAAACTGAAAGTAATTGTTATTCGCCCCAAACTCTACCCATTCCTTATTCTTGTATTCTATAATTTCAGGACTTGTATAAGTGCTAAGGTTTACAAAACTAATTTTAGATTTGTTTGATGTAGGTGTAAGTTTTTTGCTAGGTTTAGGTATATATTTACTCATAATATTATAAAATCATTGTTACCGCTTTGCTCTTTATATTCGTCTTTATTGACGCTATAGTGTTCGTTTGCAGTTTGATTGGTTGATTGTGTAGTACAAAATATTTTATCTCTGTAAATGATGTCTAAATCAGTCACGACACCTTGACCGTTGTATATCTTTAAGTCATAAAAATGACCCTCTTTTAAATCATAAACATTTGATAGTTCAATATAATTTTTTAAATTAACCGCAGTTGGCAAAATTGTAACCGTTTCATTTGTACTGTCATCCCTTAACTTTAAAGTAACGGTTGTCGAATACACTCTAGGTATAATCTTTATTGTTTGCGATGTTGTAACGGGTAACAAATGCTTCATAGTTATATAATAGAATAAACAACGTTTTTTGTACTTGAAAAGCAAAAAAAAAGCCACTCAATTAAGAATGGCTTTTTTAAATAAAAATAATTACTAAGCAGTAGGGTCTATTTGTGAAGCACTTTCATTTGAAGTCACTACAGTTGATACCGTAAAGTTAGCGGGTGCAATCTCCATAGCTTCTAATGTCAAGGTAAATCCTGATAGGTCGCCCATTGCAGCACCAGAAACAATAGTACCACCAGTTACTTCCGCTCCGTGTTCTAAACCAACCATAAAGAAATTACCGTTGTAGTCTTCAACCGCTACGTGTGGTCTTGAAGTTGCCAACAATTTAATCTCTTCTTGTGTTGCTTTATCTAAAGTCGTTAATGTTAAATTTAATGTTGATGTATAAAAAGTACTACCGTTTTCTCTTGAACTGTTAACCGCAGTTTCTAAAGAAGAGTTTCCTTTTATATCAAATTTGAAAAAGTCAGGGGTTCCAGCTACTTCGGTAATTTCTCCCGCTACAAGTGTAACCGCTCCGAGTGAGCCATAGTCAGCGAAATAAACCGCTTTTAAACCACCTACAGAACTTTTACAAGGTAGTTTTCTACCCGATGTTAATAAACAAGCCATATATTTTTTGTATTAAAAAAAGGGTAAGTAGACAAACCACCTACCCTCTTATATTATTATTAATTATTTAATTATGCGTATAAAACGATATCCTCAACAACTGAATATTGAACCGCTGCCGTATATCTCATTATGAAACGTACATTTTGCGAACCGTCTATATCTGCCATATCAATAACCTTTACTTCGTTATGGTCAGAAACTAGTCCTGTTCCAAAATATAAGTTAGATTTTTGTGCTGCTACCATTTTGTTTGAAGTTAATCCGTTAGCTAAAACAACTTTGATGCCATCGAAAAACTCAACGTTAATGTCTTGGTTGTTTCCTTGTACGTTTCCGCCCGTGTTTGCTAACGCTCTTTTGTACGCTCTGAAAATATTGTTAGATACGTAAATATTCATATCTTCCTTATTAACTACTTCTTGAGGTATTTGGTCAACAACCTTTCCTAATTCAGCAATTACGTTTGCAGCAGTTACAGTTGCAGCAGTAATTTCTTGTGCCGATGGTAAAGCAGCATCTGCAGCTAATAAAGTTACAAAACCATCAAAAGCACCACCTCCAGCCGTTCCGCTCCAAATGTCTTGCTCTGTTTTCTCAGCTACTTTTGCAGATAATTGTGCAATGAAGTAATCAGAAAAAGTCTTAGGTAAATTGTCGTGTGCTGAAAAACCCATAGAAATTGCTTCCCAATCAGATTGGAATGGTGTCTTACAAAGTTCTAAATTTACTTGTAATTCTTTTGGCTCAATAATTCTTTCAGTTAAAGTAACTGTAGAAGTGTCTGCGAAATCACAAGAAGCATTTGCGGTAATACCGTCAATCTCTAATCTTTTTAATACTTCTTTAAATTTGATGTTTGGTTTGATTTCAATTAAACCATTTGCTAAAGTGTTTCCACTTAATAAAGCAGCGGAAACATATTTTCCTGCAAACTCTCCTGCATAAGTTGTTGTAATGTTTGTAGTTGTAGCCATTTTTTATTTATTTATTTTATTATAGATTGTATTCAATATTGAGTTTTTGCCCTTTTGAGCGTAAAGATGTAGTTCCTTTTTGTCAGATGCTTTTTCGGGATTGTGAGAAATTCCGCTAACATCTTCAACTTCTTTCGAAAGTTCAACCTTTGGCTCTTCAACCTTTGGCTCTTGTGAAAGTTTAAATTCGTTTCTTAACTTATCAATCTCTGCAAAGAAAGTTTCTTCTGAAATAGATTTTACAATCTTTTTAGGTGTTGCTTTCTCTTCTGTCAATTCTTCTTCTACGGGTGCTTCTGCTGGTACTTCTTCTTCTGCAACTTCTTCTGTTGCTTCTTTGATTTCTCCAATAATACCCTCATCAGATACTATGATTATCATTCCGCTTTCTGTAACGGTGTACTCTCCTACGGGTACTGCGACTCTTTCATCATCCGCAACGATAAAAACTTCTGCACCAACTTCGAAAGATTCAGCTTCTAAAACTGCACCGTTCTCAATTTGCATCTGTTCAAACTTTACTTGAATACCGAGCAAGGTTCTAACTTTGTTTAATGTTTCTTTTGTGTTCATATATTTAATTTAATTTACTTTATAGACTTAATAATATCTTTATACTCTTTTGCGTTTTTTTCATATTCAGCATATAAGTCTAAAGCTTTAATATAATCTTTGTAAAAATTAGTGCCTTTTACATCAATACCTAAATCAGCTGCTTTTTTAGAATAGTCTTTGTAAAACGAATTTATTTGTTTTAGCAAAGCTGATGGTTGAGATGTAAAGTCAGGATTACGAGCAGCAATTAATTGTTTAGATGCTTTGCTCATTGTAGAAACTTGTTTATTAGAGTCGTTTAATCCTTTTTGTACTTTTTTAGTAATATCTGAAAAGTCCATTGCAAACTCAATCTTATGAGTTTCTAACTCGGTTTTTTCTTCTTTAAAAAGTCTATTAAAGACTTGTTTACTTGCGCTCATATTTATATAATAATTATTAAGTTAAATTTTGTATTTTGCTACTCATCTATTTTATTAATAGAGCCGATGCCTTGTTTCCAATACTCTGGAGTTTCGCATTTTTGGTCGTCTTTACATTCAATTGAATAAGTGTTCTTACACTTACAATAAACCGCTCTAGCCATTTGTTAAAAGTTCTATTAAGTCTGTTAATATTTGTTCTTCTTCTAATGATAATTCTTGCTCTTTCTTAGTGTCTACTAATTTATCCGCAAAATACCCTTCTATACTAAACCCTTTAACTTTACCTGTCTTTACGTAATTTTCCCAAACGTCATCATTGTTCACTTTCACAGAACCCATCCAAGTACCTACTGGCACATCTAAACCGTAAAGCTTTGTTTTATCTTTTTCTTTATCTTCTACTATCCAAGATTCTACCAACGTTAGACCGTCTAATTTACCCTCGTGTTCTAAAGTTGAATTAGATTGATTGCCTTTAGTTAAATACATTTGAGAAGCTTGTACAATAGTATCTTTTGAAAAGAAAACATAGTACTCTTCTTTCTCGTTCTTTCTATAAATAGGCTTTTCAGGAATTAACAAAGCACCCATTAATAAACGCTTCTCTTTATTTATCTCTGCAAGTTGTATCTGTTCGCTTTTTAAGGCTATAAAGTCAGATTCAATGGCTGGGTTTTCTACTACAGAAATAGCTTCAACCCCCATTTCTTCGCTTTCATCTAAAATTAATTCAATTAGTTTCATAATTATATAATAGTTTTATGCTTAGTTTTTGTATATTTAAAAAAGTATAAAATGTTAAATTATGTTAAAGTTTCATAAAAAGTATTGTTTAACTAATAATGTATTGTATATTTGAATATAATTAAAAACGATATTATGACACCAAGAATTTACATATTAAAAGAAGACATTAAACAATACGTAGTAGGAGAAAAAGAAGAAATAACAGACGCTAAAAACCAAATAAAATGGGGAATGAAAAGCGGAATTATAAGTTTAATAACTGATTTAAGAACTACAACAACTTACTGGGAATTATAATAACAAAGGGGTGTAAAAACCCCTATAATATAAAGTAGTTAAAGCTGACTTTCTTACTGTCGCAGGTTAATGGTATGGCTTTATCACTTTAATAAAAACCCCCTACATTTGTAAGGGGTTTTCTTATATCCAAAAGGTAGCGAAAACTTGTCGGATACTAAGTTGAAGCACCATCTATAATATTTCTATCTAGTCCTTGTGCAGTTGTTACATCTCCACTAACTACGTAAGCTCGTGTAGGTTGTTGCGATTGGCTACCTATAGCATCCGCTAATTGGTTTGTTTCGCTTTGCCCTACAATGTTGAATGCTGGTGGTGCAGATGGTACGGTTGGAATACTTGGAGCAGATGGAGAACCACCACCCGAAGCACCGTAAGACGAAGCAACACTTTTCGCACCACCTACCGCAGATGCTACAGAAGATATTATACCAGCTGCACTAGCAGCATAACCAATTAAAGCGGGAATAGCTGCAGGAAACCCTAAAGCCAACGTTTTAGAGAAACCCGTAGCAACACTTGCACCACTTGACGCTGCATCTAAATTGGCACTAACGATTGTTTTGGTTGCTTTACTTTTTATGTAACCTAAATCAATTAACAACTCTTTAGCTAATAAGAATTGTTTTGCAATAAGACCCGCTTTTCCTAAAGCACTTTCTGCACCCGCTAAACCTATAATAGAATCTAAAGTTCTAGTTTTTAAGTCTATTCTTTTTTGTTCTATTTCTGTTTCTCTATCTATGCTAACTTGTCTTGACTGCTCTATAAAGTCATCTAACGCTATTTGTGCATCTATCTTTGCTTGTGTACCCGCATTTGCATTATCTACGATTGCTTGTAGTCTTTCGCTCTCTTGTTCTTTTTCTAAAGCGTCAATTTCTTTTAACTTTTCTAGTCTTAATAATTCGTCATCTATTTGCTCTGCGTTAAATCTTTTACGTTCAATACTAAGCCTACTTTCGCTTTCTCCTTTTAAATTATCTAAGGCTATTTGTTCTCTATCTAGTCCTAAATCATTTACTTTTTGCTCTGATAATAAACCCGTTATTTGTGCCTTAACTCCTAGCTTATTATTCTCTGCGTCAATTAATTTAATTCTGTTTTCTTGGTTATCGTTTGCTAATAGTTGTGCTTGTGCGTCTGCGATTTGTGCGTCTGCAGCTTTTAACATTGCTTTCTCTTGCTTCTCTAAAATGATTAATAACTCATCATTTGCCTTTTTCCTATCCGCGATACTATTACGCTCTTCATCTCTAACTTGTCTTTGTTTCTCTGCTAGTCTGTCGTACTTCTCAACCAACCCAGCTTGTACGGCTGCTGCTACTTCTGCATTATTCTTTAACGTTGTCATTGCATCAGCAGTTTCTAAAAGCTTCTTAGGGTCTATCTTAGACACTTCTTTAATAACCGCATTAACACCTACACTAACTTCGCTAACTGCTTCAACTATGTTATTCGCAATATCTTTACCCGCTTGAATTGCATCTGCAGAAATCTCTAATATATCTAATCGTGTTTGTGCTAGGTCTGATTTTGCTTGTTTAATAGATGCATCATCTCCAAACATAGATTCATAACCAACCTTTAGAACTTCCATAGCTAACTTTAATTGAAAGAAAGTTAACTTTAAAGGAAGTAACGCCAAAGTAATTAAACCACCTACAACTTTTTTAAGTGCATCGAATCCGTCCGTTGCTTCTGTTACTGAATTGTAAGCAGTTGTAACCGCATCTGTAACCGCTTTAAATCCTAAAGCGATTGCATTTGTTGCAGTTTCTAAAGCATCTAAAACCTTTTGGTTCTTACGTATAATCTCAAAAAGAATACCAACCGCAGCTAAAAATATACCGATACCCGCAGCCTTTAAAGCAGTTCCCATACCTTTAAAACCTTTAGACAATAAGCCAACACTTTTATTAGTTTTCTTTGCTGCTTTGCTTGTGTCATCTAAACCTTTTTCGGTTGTCTTTGTTGCCTTAGTTGCTTGTTTGTTTAAATCTTTTAAACTACCGCCAACATCTTTTACACTCTTTTCAGCATCTCCAGACTTTACGTCTAACTCAACAACTATCTTTTCCATTCTTGTCTTTTTATTAATTCTTTAAAACTGTTTGGGAACTTGTTTTTTCCTTTAGCTAATTGCACAATTTCACTTTTGCAATTCGTATCTTTTAACAAGAATAATATTTTATCTATCATTTATATATCGTTTAATAATTCTAAATCAGATTTACCACTTTTTAAATTTGTATTTATTGAGTTTATTAAATAGCTTTGACCATTTATAATAAACTTATCGGATAATTTATAATTTAACAAAATCCTTAATGGTAAAAATGCTTTTACTTTTATTATTCTTCTACTCTTGTTGAATATGTCTTTAATGTAGTTTAAATAATAGTTTTTAAATAGAGTTTCATCATTCCTTAATAAAGTATATTCGTTTATTTCAGATTTAAAGTTTAGTGATTGAGATGTTGATAATATTCCATCAGTATTTAAAGGCACATAATAAGTAGTTAAACTTAATTGTGAAGTTACTGAATCCCTAAAAGAAATAGGGGTACCACTTGTTTTTCTGTACACATAGTGTAATAAAGGTTTCCCAATATACGGGTCACTGTTGCTATCTGCCATCCATCCGTATTGAATAGTTGTAGCCCAACCGCCATTTGCATTTGTTAATTTTTCATACATTAATTTTTGAAAAGGTAAATTCACTTTGTATATTTCTCCATCCCAGTTATCCGTTTCTTCGCCACTATATTTTAATTCTCCAAATTGCTGATTGTTTAATTGGTTAAATATAGAAGCTAAATAAGTTTTGTAATCTTCGTAAATAAAATCTATTTGTCTATAAGGTAAAGCAACATCAACACTTGATGAATTTACATCAATATATTTTGATATATCATAAATATTATAATCAGCATAGAAATTATCTAAAGTATCTACTTTTATTTCATCGTCTTTTAAATACGCGGTTAGATTAAACATTTTAAATAAACCTGTTAAAAAGTCTATTACTTTAATTTCAGGCAATTGTTGTGTTGGGTAAAAAATGAATTCCTCCGTAACAGAAACCGAACCTGAAAACAAATCAACTGAATACCCTGATTGAAATTGAGATGTTACATTCCATTTTACTTCTGAAAAAGTTATTGCAGAAGGACTTTCAATAGTTATTGTATAAGCACTTTGTGGCATATAAGAAGTTCCAATATTTATTGTTTGATTTCCTGATAAGTTATTTGCTCTTAAATATTCTCCTGAACTATTTCGAACTACTACGTTATAAATAACAATTGAACTTGTGGTTAAAGTTAATTCTGATTGAAATTTATTAGTACTTGTAAATATATTAATTGCAGTACCATCGTTTGAAAATGCAGGTATTCCTGAACTACCTGTTGGTGTAAAACTTGTAATTAATTTACTGTATAATGGTGTGCCAACAACGTTACCTTGAACATTCCCCTTTTTTCTATGCATCCACATATAAAGGTTATGATATGCTGATTCAGTAGTGTTAAAGAAATCATCACTAAAAACTATATTATTAGAATACCCATTTGCAATTGTGTATTTATTTTCTATTGCTTTTATAATTATATGTATTCTAATAGAATATTTTAAATCATCCCAACTTACACCGTGTTGATGTGATTGTTCGGTTCCAGCTTCATACCATAAGTTTTCAATTCCCTCTATTTGCGTATGACTATTTGATTCATATACAAACCTATTTGTGTGAGATATTAAAGGCACTATTAAGGCATCAGTATAAGTAACACTATCAATAGTAAAGTCAGAACCGTTTTGTAGATTTGCCTTATTAATTGATGGACTGTAAAGTATGTTGAAATTATCTAACCAATTTAATGCATCTAAATTATCTTCCCCTAATACGTCTTTTAAAATAACTGTATCTCCAAAAAAAGTAACGTTATATGAATACGGAATATTGTTTTTAAGGCTTACACTATTTAGCTTTAATTTACCGTCTTTATAGGGTAAACTATTTAATTCAATGTTAGATGCTTTTTTTAACCTTGCATCAAATCCATTTTCAATATTGTAATTATAATAATGTTTAAATATTTTATTGTTATTTTTAGACGCAGGAATTGTAAATGATTTTGTAAACGCAGTAAATATTTTAGAAACGTCTTTTA